ACCTGACCAGGAAGAGTAGCTCCAGGGGTCGTGGCATTTACCTGACCAGGAAGAGTAGCTCCAGGGGTCGTGGCATTTACCTGACCAGGAAGAGTAGCCCCAGGGGTCGTGGCATTCACCTGACCGGGAAGAGTAGCTCCAGGGGTCGTGGCATTCACCTGACCGGGAAGAGTAGCTCCAGGGGTCGTGGCATTCACCTGACCGGGAAGAGTAGCTCCAGGGGTCGTGGCATTCACCTGACCGGGAAGAGTAGCTCCAGGGGTTAAAGCTGCAAGATCACTTGCGGCTGATCCGCTAAGGGCAGGAAAGCCGTCACCACTGCCTAGAGCTGGGAAACCACCACCACTGCCGATTGCAGGGAAACTGCTGTCACCGCCAAAACCAGCTTCGGCATCCGCACGTGCGTTATCCGCAGCATCTTGTCGGTCAAGTTCTGCAAAATCTTCTGCCGCTGACGCGCCGCCAGATGCGGAAGAGCCGCTACCGCCGAGTGCGGGGAAACCATCGCCACTACCAAGTGCAGGGAATCCATCCCCTCCGCCGAGTGCGGGAGAGCCGCCACCAAGAGCGGTTAAGTCATCTCGTGCTGATCCGCTACCTCCAAGACCGTCATTGCCTAAACCGCCATCGCCCAGACCGCCGCCAAGACCGTCATTGCCTAAACCGCCGCCGAGACCGTCATTGCCCAAACCACCATCTCCAAAACCGGCTTCGGCATCTGCACGTGCATTGTCCGCAGCGTCTTGTCGGTCAAGGCTTGCCAGGTCGTCTCTGGCGGATGTGTCACCAAGCCCTGAGTCGCCTACGGGGTTGTTGCTATTTGCGTTGGCGATAGTGTCTTGGATGTAGGCGTCAAGGTCGCTTCTGAAAGCGTCCGCGTTAAAGGTTGGACGCGCAGGTGTCGGCAGGTTTGCCATCATCTGGTCAAACCGTGACATCGGAGCAGGGGCAGAGCTGTACAAAGGTGGGTTTGGCCTGAACGTACTGCGATTCGTCGCAGGAGTAAAGGTCGACCTGGAGCTGGTCGTTGTTCCACGCATCACAGGGGCAGACGTTGTTCTTGAGGAAGTGAACACTGAAGGGGCAGGTGTGTTCCCCCTCATCACAGTGGTAGATGTGGCCCTTGGGGAGCGAGCGGCCGAAGTAGATGTCACGCCTCTCATCACAGGGGCAGACGTCGACCTTGGGGCGCTAAACACTGAAGGGGCAGACGTGTTTCCACGCATCACAGGGGCAGACGTCGACCTTGGGGCGCTGACGGCCGAAGTAGGCGTTGTGCCTCTCATCACTGGAGCGGAGGTCGACCTCGGAGCGCTGAAGACCGAAGGGGCAGGTGTGTTCCCCCTCATCACAGTGGTAGAGGTGGCTCTTGGGGCACTGACGGCCGAAGTAGGCGTTGTGCCTCTCATCACAGGGGCAGACGTTGTCCTTGGGGCACTAAAGACTGAAGGGGCAGACGTGTTTCCACGCATCACTGGAGCGGATGTCGACCTTGGAGTGCTGATGGCCGTGGTAGGCGTTGTCCCACGCATCACAGGAGCGGAGGTTGTTCTTGAAGCTGGGGCCGGCGTAGTTCGAGCTGGTTTAAGACTGTCTCGATGCGCCTGCTGCCGAGCGTTGAAATCGTTTCTCCATGCCTGCTGCCGGGCATTGAAGTCATCTGTCTGTTTTTGCCGGAACGCTGCTGCAGCTCTTTCGCGAGCAGCGGCATCGGCCCTTGTCTTAGCCTGCTGCTCCTGGAAAGCACGCACCCCAGCGTTGTTCTTCAACATGTTGTCCCGGGTCTTCTGAGAAATCCCTGGGGCGTTCATCTCGGCTGCTGAATAGATTCTCTGGGCCATACCGGTTCCTGCCAATAAGTTGCCTACATTTTACGGCTCAATAGTACTCCGGCACAAGCTCCCGCTTTTCACCTTCCTCGTTGTCGTCGGTGGCCAGGCTGATGAAGTTGCCGCGCCGGAATCTGTCCATGGCCATGGTCGTGCTGTCCACCATGTCGTCGTTGTCGCCGTTCGGGAACGCCGCGCATTCTTCAACAAGAAGCTCAGCCCACTCCGTGTCCGGGGCCCAGACCATCCCGGCCTCGAACACAGGGGCCACGGCGTTGGCCCGCGCGATCTTGTCCGTGCCCGACCTGCGGCCTCCTGGCGAGTACATCGTCACAGGGATGCTCATCCTGCGCAGTTCCTGCTGCAGCGGCGTGCCCGTGGCCTTCGCCTCAATCAGCACGTTGTCCGGCTGCCAGTGGTCGTACTGCTCCTTCGCAATACGCTTGAGCTCTGGGAAGTCCCACCTCCCGCGCTTGACGTCAAGCAAGATGATGGACGCCCCCGAGTCCTCGTTCAGGTAAAACACACCCCAGGTCGTGATGACGGAAAAGTCAGCCGTCTCTTTCTTGGAGTAGGCCGTGTCCATGGACTGGATGATGTAGTTCACCACAGGCGGATCGTCATGCGGCCAGACTTTCCACCACTCCCTTTTCAGGATCGCGCCCTCGTCGTTCGTGGGCTGCTGCTGGTACATCGCGTTCCACTTTTGCACCGACAAAGTGGCTTTGACGCCCTCAAGTTCTTCGATCTTCCAAAAGCCTGGCCACAGGGGTTTGCCGCTCGGCATGATGGCCGGAAACTCAATCACCTCCCACTGGTCCGCGTTCCGTGATTTTTGCGCCTTGAGTAAGCGCGCTGTCAGGTCCTTCGTCCCCCAGCGCGTCATCACGATCACGATCGCACCGCCTGGTTGCAAACGCGTGCGCGGGCCAGAGATGTACCACTCCCAGGCGTTGTCCAAAGCAAGCTCACTCATCGCGTCCTGCTCCGAGTGCGGATCGTCAATGATCAAGACGTTCGCACCACGACCGGTCATCGCACCGCCCACACCAACAGCAAAGTATTCCCCGCCCTTGTTCGTGTCCCACCGGCCGGCAGCCTTTGAGTCCTGCTTCAAGGTCACATCTGGAAAAACCTCCTTGTAAGTGTCCATGTCCATCAGGTCACGGACCTTGCGGCCAAAGCGCACGGCGAGCTCGCTGTTGTGCGTTGCTTCAATGGCCTTGGTGCTTGGATCGCGGCCCATGAGGTACGCAGGCAGGAGATAGGACGCGAATTCAGACTTCGTGTGCCGGGGAGGCATGTTGATGATCAAACGCTTCAAGGACCCAGCGGCAATGCGGTCGAAGGCCTTGGCCATGATCGCGTGGTGCTCACCAAGGATCGCGTTTGGCCAGACGTAGCGCACGAAGTCCAGGAAGCTGCTCCTGGCCTTCTCTTGCGAGTTAAGTTGTGCGAGTCGGTACTCAAGGCGCAGGCGGTCCGCTTCGATGTCGTCAGGGATCATGATTGTTCCACGTGGAGAGTTTTGTCGTCCGAGTGTAGGGTCAGATGACATTTTCGGCAAAGCCATGTGACTTGGAGCGGTTTGCTGTAGTCGTCATGATGCTTTTGGGCAGAAGGGTCCTGGCACACGGCACAGGGTTCAGGAAGAAGTTTTCCCCTGCGCTGGTACACGTTGGCATAAGCACGGGCCACGGACCGCTGGCGCTGATCATCGGGAAGGTCCGCGTGCCGTGGTCGGTTGTCCCTGGCGTACGCAGCATGGCACGCGCGGCAGTAGCGTTGGGGTAGCCGGTCATTCGGACCGTGGCACTTGGAGCAGGTTGTTTTCATGGAACGAATTGTTTCACGAATACAAAAAAATTGCAAGGCAAATCGGTTTACAGGGGAAGGGGGCCCTTTTTCCTGCCGGGGGTCAAAAAGTGTTTCACGCAGCACATACCGTGTGAAACAGGGCTAAAGCCCGCGACGCCCGCGACCCGGCCCGTTTTTTGGGGCCCGGGGTGGGTGGGTACTCACTTACGCGCCAGGGCGCGCGGACCCTGGACCACGGCCCACGGATCGCGGCCACCGGCCACCAGGTCCACGGCTCGCGAATCAATCGACCTGGATCGCGGACCATGCACCAGGTAACGGCCACCAGGCGGCCCGGCTCGCGGCCACCTGGTCGAGCGGATCGCGGCCACCAGGGCGCGCGTGCTGCAGCTGGTGCAGCGAAACATAATGCCCGCACCAGGTAGCGCGCCGGATTATCAATAATCGTTAATCGTTGATTCGATAATCGGCGAATCATTATCAGATAATCGTTAATCGATTATCGGATTATCTTTTAATCGATTATCGGATTATCTCGCCAGGCGCGTTAAGCGCGCGCCAGTAGGTCACCGGCCCGGCCCGTCCAGGGCCACCGGGTCCAGGATCGGGGTCCCGGGTTTGTGATCCTGGCCACCAGATCACAAACACGGGGCACCAGGTCAACACAAACACAAACACGGCCACCGGCACACGGTACGCGCACCACGCACCAGGGAGCGGCCAGGCGCGGACCCTGGGCAGGCCTGGCCACCAGGCGGTGATCGGGGTTTGTGGCCAACATGCCACCAGGTCCAGGGCGTCCGGTACGGTACCGGGCACAAAAAACCCGGCGCGCGGCCGGGTTTGTGGAGAGTTGAAAAACGACCGGGTCAGTCGATCCCGACCTGGGCGGCGCGATCAGCCAGCAGCCGGTCGGCAGTGGCCATTGCGTCCGCTCGGTCGTCCGTGAAATATTCGGCCAGCAGCTGGTCGTCCTGGTCGATCAGCTGCGCACGATATTCTCCGAACTCAGACGACCAGGTGACACGAAACCGACCGACCCCAGGGAAAGCCCCTGCGTAAACCAGGCGGCGCGCGCTCACGCTGCCACCTCGACCAGGTCCAACAGGCCACCGGCCAGGGTTTCGAATTCGACCCGGTCCGCTTGCCAGGGGATCGAGCGCGCGTACGCGGTCGCGCCGGTCACCGCGTCCCAAACGGTCTCGATCGGGCGGCCCTCGTCCAGCATGTGCGCATGCTGCACGCGAGCGGCCACGCGCGGCCCGAACCGGGTCGCCAGGAATTTGTCGACCTTTTCGAGTTTTGTGGTTTGCGCGCTGCGCAGGACCCCGGACACATTGGCCGCGCTCGAACGGGAATATTCCAAAAGGGCCGGGGTTACCTGGTCGATAAACTTATCCGGCGCGCTGGCCGTGTGCCTGATGCTGAACTCGTCCAGCTCATGCGCACCCCACACGATCCGGTTCGCGCAAACATAGTCAAACAGGAAAGTCTTAACGCGCAGCGCGCCAGCTCCGACCTCGCTGTTTGTGACGAAAAACCCGCGCGCCAGGGTGCCGGTCTGGCCGTCCCGGCGGCCCGGTAACTCGATCCGGTTTTGCTCGTCCGCCAGGAAAACAAACATGTCACGGTCACCCGCGAACAATGTAGTGTTTTTACGGTCGACCTCGACCAGGTTACCGAACACCCCAGGCACCCGCCAGGGGCCGGTCGCACCGTCCCCGAACCGGTCGATTAAGGCGGCCACAACGTCACCGTCCCAAATTCGGCCGTAGTTCGGACCGGTCACCGCGCGCAGCTCTGAACAGCCGTTACGGGACAATAAAACCCCGATGTCTTTCGCGTCCCGCTCGACCTGGAACCCGTAGTTCAGACAATCGGCGGCCAGGGGCGCGGGTAACTCTCGCAGATATGCACCAGGCGCGCCGACCAGGTTAGCGGCCTGGCCCATGGCCCAATGGGTCGGGGCGTACGCATGGCCGTTGGGTCCCTCAATCACCAGGCCCTGGTTATCGTCAGTTGGAACCGCGCGCAGACGGCGGGACGAAACCACGGCGGCCCGGCTGATCGCCTGGCGGGTCACCATGGCCGCATGCATCTCATGCAGGGAAATAAAGCGCTCTTCGGCGGGGCGTGTGGCCCATTGGGCGCTGGCTTGTTTAAGTGTTGACATGGTTTGCTCTCTTTCTAACTTTCTGAATTACCGGGAAACCGTCCCGGCGGCGGTGTTTGCATTATTACACACAAACAGAAAACAGGTTAACGGTCGCGGCCCAGGTCCCCAACGATATGGTGGCGCAGCAGCGAACCGGGCGGTAGGGATCGAGCGAACCGGACCACGGCGGCCGCATCATCCGGCGCGCCGGTTTTGCGGGTGCTATGCCAAGCCAGGGCCACAGGGCCGCCGGTCCCGTAACATCCCCCGGCCTGGTCCTGGCCGACCAGGCGCGCGGCCTGGCCATGTGCCACAAACACAACTACAAAATCACGATCACCGCGCGCACACAATGGGCGGCCGCTCCCACAATCGGCGCAGCTGAAATTATCGGAGAGTTCCGCCGGGCACTGCACAAACCGGACCCCGGCGGCGGTATATGGCCACACGGTCCCGGCCGGGGCAGCGACCACGGCCGGGCGGCCAATGGCCACGGCGGCCAGGGCCTGGTCGATTGTGTCGCAGCTGGCATTAATCACGGTCTCGCCAGGTGCCGGGGTCGGCAGGGTTTCGGCGGGAAAATGAGAATAGGCCCAGGCCTGGCCACGTGGCGGCACGGCCTGGCGGACGGCCGCCAAATAATCGGGGTCGACCAGGTCCGCGCCCTGGTCGCCTTTTGGGTTCAGCGGGCAGCTCTTCGGGCAGGTGGCCAGAGTTTGATGCTGGCCTGCGCGGTAGGTGACCGCGATCGGGCCGGTTTTACGGTTTGCGCTAATGCGTACGGTTTTCAACATGTCAGCTCTCTTTCTATCTTTCTATTCCAGGTGTCCGACCTGGCGCGGTGTTTGTGATTCTAACATGTCAACACACAAACATGTCAACACTCAGCGAACAAACACAAACAAAAAACCCGGCACGGTGGCCGGGTCAGGTCGGGTCCTGATCGGTCAGGCCAGGTCGCGCATATCGCGCAGCTCGTCGGCGATCCGGCGGTACTTTTCGAAAAGCTCCGGGAAAGCTCCCAGGATGCGCGCCTGGTTGTCACCGTCCGCGCGGAAATAAGCCAGGGCCAGGGCAGCAGCAAAACCGCCGCCCATGTCTTCCATGGTCTGCGCTGCGCGGTGGTTCCAGGTCGCGCGCTCTTTAGGCAACATCAGCGCATAAGGCTTGAGGGTTTCGGCGGTCATAATTGGGCCCCTTTCATGGCGGCAAGTTCAAGGCGCGCGGTCTCTGCGCAGCAGTACCAAGCGGTCGGGGAAATCAAAGCGCGCGGGTTGTCTTCGGGCATGCCGTCCGCCAGGACCTGGTCGGCATAGCGGCGGATTGATTCCAGCACAAAGGCTTGCATCAGCGGACCGGCCGGGCTAGCCGTCATTAAAAACTGCACTTTCTGCGCGTTTGTTTTGTGTTTCATTGTGGCCACCTCATGCGCGGATTGAAAAACTGTTGTTCTGGAAAAAATCCCGGATCGCTTCATCGATGTCCAGGTTTTCGGTCAGCTTGTCGGAGTCGATCTCGCTGGCCAGGTCTTCCAGGTCGATGTCTCCGGCTATGTCGCTCAGCTGGCTATCGGTCAGCTCGGCCGCCAGGGTCGAAACGTCAATATGTCCGGCCATCTTTTCCAGCTGGCTATCGGTCAGCTCTCCGACCAGCTCGGACATGCTCAAATGCTCGACCAGTTTGGAAAGGTCGACATTTTCGGCCACTGCAGCCAGGTCCAGCTGGCCAGTGACCAGCTCGGCCCGGATCATATCGCGCACCATAGGGCGCAGCTGCTCGGCCAGGTCTTTTACAAGGGCTTCAACAATGTGTTGCATGTCTTTCTCGCTTTCTAGGTTACGGCTCTGCGAAGTGCTCGGCCTGGTTGCATTCTAAATCTACTTTTATCAACTCGTCAACCGTCCCCGCCAAATATTTTTTGGAACAGCCAAAAACTGAACAAACGGCGCACCATGCTGCCGATGTTAGATTGTTGTCGTTCGCTATCTGGGGTCTTGGGCGGTTGAAGGCGCGCCTGTACAAGGCGCTGTCGGTCCCGCCTTCGCATGCAGTCATCCTTTAAGAAGTTCAGCTGGGATTTCCACGGTGTCGCCCAGCTTGCTAACAACATAGCAGCGCATAGCGGCGACTAGGGGTGTCGGGCCGTTCTGCATAGCCAGGCCGCAAGGTGCAGGGCATTCTGCTTCCCACAACGAGTCATTAACACAGTGCAGATCAATCCACTCCCGCTCAATAAGCGGACCGCATTCTTCCCAGCGGGTCGAGTATTCAGGGCAGTTGTCATCAAACCCATTACGCACGGGGAACCCTGTGCACTGTGCCACTGCCCAATCAAGGGCTGCACCTGTCAAATCGGATGTCCTCATTTGTCGTCTCCCTGCGCCTCGTCTGCGTACATTTCCCAAGTGCTGTAATCCACCTCGTACCCTTTGCCTTCAGTCACTGCATCAATAGCGGCTTCTTCGCTTTCGGCCTCTACCTCATACACGTAATCGCGGCGCACGGTGACAATAAATTTTTTCATGTCTTTCTCTCTTTCTTGGTTGCCTGGGACGTCCAGGTGTTTGTGATCCTAGCACAACTGTCGCATACAAATCAACTGGCCACTAAAAAATTTCTCAACTCAGCCCAGCTGATCGCTGTCCAGGGCCACCGGGCCATCGCGGGTGTGTCGATGCCTAGGTTGACTAGGTCAATGGCTTGCTCCCCCGCATACAGTAGCAGTTCGGACTTCTTCGCGTGTGCGGTCCCGGCCGGTTGATACTGCACCAGGATGTAGGTCGGGCAGCGCAGATCGGCATGCTTAATGTGAAATGCCACCTGGTGCGGTGACAGGTTAACCTTGCGGCCCCGCTTGACCACCTTAAGCTCGACCATGACAAAGTCGCCATGCGGGAATGCCAGTAGGCAATCCGGTATGCCCAGGTTGACCCTGGACTCAATTCGGGTGAAATGGCAGTTTGGGAGGTTTTCTTTCAGTCGCTTGTACAGGTTCGCTTCTGGTTTCGCTGCCATCGCCTTCTTCCTCGTCTGGTTCTTCCTCGATCTGCTTGGGCGTCACATCCACGATGGGCCCAGCTGAGCCGGCACCGTACAAGCGCTTGATCTCTTCGAGCTTGCGCTGCACCTCTTCTTTGCTCATGCTGTCAATGGTGCCGTGTCGGATTTCCTTGCGGTCGATGTAAATCGTGCCTAAGGCTTGGCCACGTCGATATTCAGCCTGGACGGCTGCACCGTATGCACCGGCCTGCAATGCCTGGTCGCGAATGACCTGCAGGTCTCGCATGTGCCGCTCAAAGGTTGTGCCGTACTTCTCGCCCAACTCGCGGCGGCGCTCCTGGATGGCAGCAACGATGTGCGGGCAAATCTCCGGATCGGTCAGCTCACGTGCCCGGTTCTTCGCCCAGGCTTCGCTGTACCCGGCACGCAAAGCAGCTTCCTTCAAGGTGACGTGGCCATCGCCCGCGCAAAACTCTTCGACAAATTTCCATTCCTGGGGCGTCAGCAGTTTGGGCTTGTGGGGCTTGACCGGGGCAGTCACACGGGCTTCGACAACAGCAGGCCTTCCACCCAGGCTTTTGCCGGCCAAAAACTTCTCGTCTTTGCCGGCCATCAGGCAACCCTCCACAGTCGCCAGCCTTCGCCGTACCGGCGGCAAGTAAACCTGGTGCCAGGATGCCTGCGCGAATACATGTAGGCGGCACTGCGGAGGTTCTTGATCCAGCCTTTGTCCAGGATCATGAAACTGTCGCCGACGGCCATGTCAGGGAATGGGTAGCGCTCTCGGGGATCGACGCCACCAGGCAGGGGGATGTTCTTTTCGATGTTCATGCCCACATTGTGCAACAAATCTACAGCCAACGCCACCAAGGCCCTCCAGAGGGCAAATTCAAAGTTTCCTATAGACTTTTTTAGACCAATGTATGTTTTTATTTTTTCAAAAAGTCAACCCGCGCGCATTTTATGTGAATTACATCTCTTGACTATGTGTAATTAACCGTGTTCTCATAACTCATTGATTTCATTGAACTATTACACCATTACATCTATTACACCAAATCTCACAAAAAAAATAAAAAAAACATGATGAGTCAAAAAAAGTCTATACAAACCCCAAATCACCGCAAGGCCCGTGGTCCGCGCACCTTTTACCTAGGGTAAACCCCTATTACAATGCCTCTTGACACATTGACAGTTGACATGTTATAGGGTATAATGTAGGTGTCAGCTAGAAAAGTTGACAACTGTTCTTTAACATTTAGAAAGTGAGAAAGTATGAGCACACATAATCGTGTCTGGATCGAGCTCGACCCACCCCAGCCTGGCCATCCCGAACAGGGCTATGCCCGAGCGGAGGCAGCCACCAGGATGTTGAACAAACTGGGCGTGACCCGTGGTGAGTACTCCGTGGTCTGGTTTGATGAAAGCAAATGGCGCTATGCCTTTTGCCTGGACTCAGCCGGCACCTTTGTTTTGGCCGATGACCATGGCCAGTGGTTCAATCTTGACAAACTAGCTTCTTGACCTTCAACCCCGCCAGCTGGACCCTGGCGGGGTTTTTTATTGCAAGCTCATCCCCAGCGCTTCTTTGTGTTCCCCGGCCAGCATCTTTGCAGCCACTTCCAGGGGCAGGAGGTCGCCAAACTCAATCTCCGTGACCTCTCCGAACTCTGTCGCCCGTGGGTCTTGAATCACGGGCCCGATGAGGGCGTACTTGACCCCACCGGCGGTGATGATCACGACCTGGACCATGGGCCGTGACCCGAGGACCTCCAGGATTTCTTTGAGGGCGTTGGTCATCGGGGCACCTGCACCCATCCGACATCTGGACCTCCGTCCATGATCCCCAGGTCCAGGCAGAGTTTCTCGATGTCTGTCTCGAGCTTCTTGTTTTTTCTCTGCAGCTGGGTGACCTGGGAGGCCAGGGACTCCATTAAGTCGTTTTGGACCTCGATTCTTCGGCGCAGGCCGTTGATGTACTCCTTGGTCTCGACGCAGTCGATGGGGCGGGGTGGGTTTTCTGTTGAAAAGGTAGCGGGTCTCATTGTGTTTCCTTCAGTGTTGTCCATGCAGTTTGGTTGCACTTGGCGCATTGGTAATGATAGTGGTTGCGACCTGTTGTTGGGGTCAGCAGCCAGCGGTGTTGGCATTTGGTCATCAGAACCTCCCCCTGTAGAACTTGCCGATGACCTCGGCCAGCTCGTCTATGTGGAAGTCCCCGCCTTCGCCACTGGCCGCTTCAATCCAGATCATGCCCGGTCCAAGGCCCGGGGTGAGGACATAGCCGCCCAGGTTGATTTCAAAGCGCTCGCGGCCATCCTTGAACCCCTGGTCGTAGGCCACCTTGGCCTTGCAGGCATCTTCGATGGTCATGAGGGTGTACTTCTGGCATTCTTCCCAGACGTACTTGGCGTTTTGTTCGCCAATGACTTTCTGTTCTGCTTTGGTCAATTGGGACCACCATTCTGTGAATGTCATCGCAGTGTTCCTTGTGATTCGATTGTGTCGTTGACCACCTGCTCGTCGTCGCCACAGGCTTTCCAGACGGCGTTGGTCAAAAC